TAAATAATCGCCGGAGAAGTTCCGTAGGAAGCGATATCCTCGCATTCCTGTACGAATTGGTTATAGAAATTGCTGATATTCAGAACGCCATAAATGCGATTTTCGGTATTCTCAATCCATTGCCTTGCCTCATCATCGAGGGTCACGCCTTGCATCAATGGGATGACCTTGAACCAAGGCCGCTGTGGCCCCGCGAGGTTAGACGCCATACCGCCTGCGCAATAACGCAATACCAAGGTCGCGGTTGGATCGACAATCTGATTGTTAATAGGGACGCCGCGCATCATGGAATTGGGCGTGGGAATGCCGCCAGAACCCTGCGTCAGGAGCAAGGATCGGCGCGGAGCGATGTACCGAGCAATGTCGTTGTAATTTGTGCTCCACCACGTTTGACGCCATGCGTAGAGCGAGTTGAGCTTGCCGGATAGATGTCCGAACATCGATACCCAGACATCTTCTGGAATAAGCTGTTCTTTCGCGCCTTGTAACGGCGATTGCTGGCTCAGCAGCAAAGGGCTGGATTTTTGGTAGAATGAAACGTCGTCGGCGAGAGCCATTTTATCTCCGGCGTCATCACGACGCTGGTTAATTGTTTATTTACAGCGTCAACTGAAAACCCAAGAAGCCGATATCAAACGAAAATGTCCGCCAAGTCTTATCCCAATGAGGTTTTGAGAACACCCATTGAAACGGCTGCAAACGCAAATGGCATCCGATTGTCTTCGCGCTTTTCACGGTAGATCCAAGAACGCGGATCAATTTACGCCTCCCAAAGTCGCCTTTCCCGTACTCACACTTGATGGATTAACGCCTTCTGCACTCGTACCGATGTCCTGAGAATCGATGCCCATGGCATTTTGTCGGCTTGCGGACGTTGCTGCGACAGACGAAGACGCAAGCGTTGCAGGCTGCGCTGCGGGGGGAACCGCAGGAGGTGGCGTATAACTTGGAGTACTACCAAAACCCATTTAGCCCATCCTTATGATTAGACGCGCATCTTACACGGTCTAAGTTCATAAATCAATTTACAAATGACCATAGGTTAGACGTTCGGCGGGTGACATGTTGTTGAACTGATCCTGTTGTTGCTGAATCTGTTGCTGCTGGCGTTCGTTCTCTTCGCGCTGTTCGCGCATTTGTTCTTGCTGGCGATCTTGGCTTGCCCGCACTTCATCCTGCATGTTCTGCTGCTGAGTCCATGAGGACGATGCCGCTAACGATCCATAGGGATCATCAAAACCCTGCGCAAAAGCGGGGGTTGCGATAAGAAGAATAGTTCCTATTATTAATGCGTTTTTCATTTTATCCTCCGTTAATGTGTTTATCTGAAAGCGGGTCGTAGTCGAAGGTGAATTTAGGTTTATTGCCAGCAATTTTATCCTTCCAAGCAGGCGGCATGCGTGAGACCTCAATGCCTGAAACAACGTAATACCTCAACGCGTCCATAAGATGATCGTTTTCTTTGACGATCTTGCCATTTTCATCACGACGATAAAGTTTATATTCTTTTAACAAGTTCACGCAATTGGAAAATACCTTGATGCGACCACTCGATAACCTTTGATAAACATCATAAATGCCAGATTCAACGCCATTTTTGGCATTCGTGATGTGAAGCCCTAATTGTTCATACAAATTAAAAAGTTGCTCGCCATCTTTTTGGGCGCGTCCGTGCGAGGCAGGATCAATTACCCCAAATAACCATTCACCACGAGCTTTAATCGCATCCGCATGAACTGATGGTTCCGCTTGCCCCCTGTAATGCTCGTCATGGAAATAAATCGTATCCGCATCGGCATCATAAGCAGCAAATATAGCCGCAGTCCTGTTCCAACCTACATCGAGCGCATACCCTCTCCGCCAATGAAGCGGCAACTCAAAAGGGGCAATAACAAACTCACTCTCAGGCACCGGATAAATAGCGCCGGAACCCAAAGCAGGAATACCTTTGGTTCTAGCGTCCCTCTGATGAGGTGGATAAGCTGAAAGCATTTCCTTCTTGTCGGAATCTGACAAATGGGGGACATCATCCCATGTCGCCGTACATAACGAAACTTTTCCGTCCCTAACCTGCTCTTCAAGAAACAGGATGGTTTCCGACATGCCTTTCAACGGGGTGAATGTCATATAGACAACCCCGCCGGTAGTCATAGTGCGCGTCAAAGCTTCGGTATAAACAGCAAGCGGGGCTTCCTCATCAAGCCATATAACATCACGAGCCGTAGCCTGAAAAGCCTCGCGCCCCTGATCGAATGACTGAAACTGCAAAACAGACAACCCGCCACTGACGTGCCTTATCTGGCACGTGTCTGTGGCATCAGGAATACCAGTCTTTGGTCTTCTTTCGTGAATATCATCGAAAGGAATAGTGCCAGTACCAATTGCCGACGGCGAACCAAGCAATTCTAACTGAATTGAATCCCGAACCAATCGACCAGACTCTCCGGCTACCAGTGCATTGACGGGACGCTTAAATCTCTTGCCTCTCCACCAATGCGGATATTTTCCAGTAAGATGAAGCGTAGTTTCATAAGCACCAGCTACAGACTTGCCTACACGGTTCGCCGCGCGGAACTCACGGACACGAAAATCGGCACCATCCGCAAAAAACTGTAAATGCTTTGCGTATAACTCTCGGCGAAACTGCCCTATATCTGGGAAAAACGTGAAAAGCCTATTACGTTTACGCTTCTCAAGTTCAGCCTCAATGTCAGCCACCGTTATTTTTGGCAATAGCATTGTTTTTTAATTGTTCGAGCTGATCCGTAGTCAGAATAGCTAATATGTCATCGCTCACGCTGCCTTTGGTGTACAAAGGAGCATCTTTGTCGCCCTTGAGCGTGGTGCTGTCACCAAACTTCTTCGGGGCCAGCTTGGAAGCCCTCCACTGCCTTGCCCATATCCTAAGCTTAACAACCTGCCAATCCTCCGCAGTCGCCTGATCGGCCATAGTTACACAAGCGTCAGCCTCATAGTCCTGCTGCGCTCGCCTAGCTTCTGCTATACGGGCAGCAAAATCAGGGTCTCGCGCCATGTCCCTATAAATCGTAGGCTCAGACGGAAATCCATCGGTTCCAGCTAATTTGTAAATGGCTCCTCCACCAGATATTTCTTCACATAAACGATCAACTAACTCGTCATTCCATTCAAACTTTGCCGTCATTTTACATCCTTTACGCGCATGATATTTCTTTCAGTTCCCCTGACAATATATCAATCGCTTTGTTGTGTCGATTAAGCAAAGCTTGCCTGAGGCAAACCAATCTAGATATTTCTTTATTTTTTTCATCCATGTCGGCATTAAGTCCATTAATAATCTCGTCTCGACTACTGTTTTGACGCACTAGATAACGTATAACTCCGACAGCATCGTCCATGAGACCAATATCCCTCGGAGACGACAGAACAGACGAGTAGTCCACCAGCCTATTAACAACGCCATCAGGTGATTGGGATTGGTTCATATTTTCACATTTTTCGTCACGTGTTATAATATTGATGTAGATGCCCATTTTTGTCGCCCAAAGCCGGAGATCAGCCTTCAACAAAAATATCTGCTGTTATTGGTTATTACCAGCCATCCATATTATTTATGTTTCACAGTTTCCGGCGAAACGTTTAGTTAATTTCTCTATCAGGTATTGACTCTTCCCGCGCCATTTGCAAATGACTCCGCCTCATTAACCGAGGAGCCATACTTGACGACATCATAGCAAACTTTGGCGAATCTGTCACTTCCAAAAAGGAACCTGTGTGGCAATCCCGGCAAAGTGGAACGCAGTTTAGTACTTTGCTAGTCATTTCAACCTGAGCTTTCCTATGCGGCACCGGCACTTTGCGGCATTGATGAGTTGTTGCCAATTCCATCGCGCGATAATTTGGAGTTCTTGTTTCGTCATGCCGCCAACCCAAGCTCTTGAAGTATTGATTTAGGACACTGGCACTTCGGCGAAGTGGGTGGCTCTCCCCAAAAGTCAAACCAAGTCCCGGCCTTTGACCAATCGTTGATCCTAGATTTCCAGAGTTTATCTTCTCCGTCCAACTGGATAGGGGATTTCATTTTCGCAGATCTCAGGCTGTCCTCGAAAAACTTTAGGGTGCGCGGAGGTTCTTTGCCGCGAGCGAACATTTTCGACATTTCTTCGCGAAAATGCTGGCGACAAAAATCGACCGTATAGCCAGATTTTATCCATTCATCGGCTGTGTATTTATCGCTAGGGGCAGGGGCTATTCGGGTTTGGCTTTGTCCCCAGATTTCCATTCGAGCGGCATCGAATGCTTGGATTATCAAGATGCTTTGCGGAGAGGCGTCCGCTGCTTTAGTTTTCGGAAAGGCTTCCGCGCTTAGCTGCTTTGTATTTTTAAGTAAGGTATTATTATTGTTGTCGGTTGCTATGTCGCCATCTATGTCGCGGACGATTTTTCTAAACTGATATTTATCATAATTACAGATACTTATGAGATTCTGTGGTGTGTCGCGACCTATGTCGGTTGCTATGTCGGCAAAAATGACAATCATCTGCTCGTTTTTCAGGTCATTTAGAAACCTTCTAACCTTAGAAACGTGCCATTTCCATTTCTTGGACATGTACGACAGAGAATACGAAAGCTGCCCGCGATCCAGCTTATATTTCTTGTCATGTATATCAACTTCTGCGGCGGCAAAAAGTGCATGCTCAATCATCCATACCCATGCCTCACGACGCGAATACGGCTCGTCGGTATAAAGCTTTTTGTGTTCCATCCATCCCCGTTCCATGAAATAATAGCTCATAGGCTGTCCTCAAATACTTGGCGGACGGCATCAAATGACAATAGAACATTACGTGCATCTCCCTGCCGATTCTTGGCGATATTGATTTCTGCCTTTCCCATGCAGTTAAGAAGGCGTTGCGCCCATTTGCTGCGCTCAGATTCGTCCGTAGGCTCTTTATTTTTCAGATAATATTCTTCACGGTAAATCAACATCACCGCATCAGCGTCCTGTTCGACGCTTCCGGAGTCCCGCAAATCACTCAGGGAAGGTCTTTTATCATCGCGCCCCTCTACCCCACGGTTTAGTTGATGAAGCAGCAGGACGGGGCATTTAAGTGATTTGGCGAGGGCTTTAAAAACCATGGTCATCTCTGACACTTGGTTGACCCTGTTAACCCGTGAATCTCTGGGGGCAACAATTCCGAGGTGGTCGATGATAATCAAAGCGGGTGGGGATTTCTTGGCATTCTGTTCTGCCATGAAAATAATCTTTTCGGCAGTGAGGCCACCCTTGTCGATTATGAGTAAGGGGGCGCGTGCCAATTTTTGTCTTGCCTCGACCAGCGCATGAAAATTTAAATCTTTGGGGCCATTTTTTTGTGCCCATATTGTCGTTCCGGCATAACGGGCGTTAACCCTGTGTGCCAGTTGTTGCCCTGACATTTCAAGACTAAAGAATAATACCGGCTTGTTATCCATAGCCGCATTCATGGCAATCGTCAGAGCAGCCGCAGTTTTCCCCATACCTGGGCGACCAGCGAGAACATACAATCCACCATCGTCCATTCCCGACAGTGCGTGATCTATTCCGGATAAACCTGTTTTAAGGCCTGAAAAACCGGTTCCGCGTTTATAGGCTTCCTCTGTTTTCTCGAATGCTTTGTCGAGCGTCGTTTGAAGGGTTACAGTTTCGGCATCGTCCTCTCCAGCAATCTCTCGCCACAACAACGACATCTCCTGCGCCTTTTCGACTTCGGGCAATGTGCTATTGGCAAGATTTCGGATGCGCCGCTTATTGTAAGCTTCGACGATGGCTTTTGCATAGTCGCGGGCATTTAAAAGGACAACACTTGCAGCCATAGAAAATATGTAATCCCTTACACTTTCGCCACGAAATAACTTTGGATTTAATAACGGCTCAATTGTCCGCAAATCATGCCGTTTGCCATTTTTTGTCTCGGTCAAAAGTACGTCGAAGATATGGGCATGTTCGGGGTATAGAAATGCTTCCGGAGTCAAAATGTCTACGACGCCGGAAATACGTCGGCTGTCGCCCAAAAGGACGCCGATGAGAGATTGTTCGGCGTCACAAATAGTGTCGTTGGTTTCGTCTGACACTTTTTCAATGGATCCCATGACGCGCGCTTTCCTCAATGATGAGTCTTTTAAGGATAAAAGACAAAATCATCCGAACTTTGCGATGAAATTGGGTTGCTACCTTGCGTTGCTCCATAACGTCAATCTCGTCCATCATCGCTACGATATACTCGTGGGCAGACATATCATCCGTGTTCTGCGGGGCAGGTGATTTTGGAAACCGAATGACGTTGCTCATGCCATCTCCCGCCTAACCGCCTGCACCCGCGTAGCCCGTAACCCTTTGATGCCGAATTTGCTCCACAACTCGCACCAACCGTGCAACTCTTGCCAACTGATGTTATGTCGCAGCATCTCTCCGGACACGTCTTTGCCGTCGAGATAATCGCGGACGATGTGGTACTTGATGCGGGGGGTGAAGCGTGTGTTCATGCGTTCATCTCGATCTGCACACAAACCTGCGCAACCCCGCGCTCGCGTTTCGGGGCGTTGACGTAACATATCCTGCAATGTTCCAAACAGTAGGGTTTGCCAGGAACCGCCTCTGACCCGCAGAACATGAAGCCCTTCTCGCGGGGATTACCGATAGGCCATCGGCAGTGAATGTCTTTGACGTTGGCAACCGTGATGCGCTCGTAAACCTTCTTGGGCATGACAATCTCCGAACGGATTGTTTGAGTCCGATAGTCTGGAATCTTGCGGGTAGAGGAGGCGCGATGCTTAGCTGTCGAACCGATGATTTTGAGTTTCAGACGGTTCGCCTGACCGATAACTGCATTACGGGTTTTGCCGATTTTGTCGCCGATCTGTTGGGCGGATATGGCTCCCCAGTTATCGCGGAGGAAAGTTAGTTGCTGTTCTGACCATGCTGTGAAGAAACGCGATATCATTGCGCCCTCCGATAGACATGCGGCTTCACGCGGTTCTCTCCGCGCCGTTCGTCGGTCTTGCAAAGGAATTTTTCTATTACCAATTCACAAAATCTCGGTCGCAAAGCTTTATCAACCGCACGAATATCTTCTTTCAAATCCATCGCGTAGTAATTGATACCCTCTTCCGCCGTCCAGTCGGGGCGCATGTCATACAGGGCTTTGCAACGGCTCATCCACAGATGCTTATTGCCGGTACGATCGACCAGCTCAGCGGCTTCCTGCGATGCGCCAGAGGCCTTGTATCCGGCGCCGTCGGGATAGTGGGGCGCAGGAACGTAATCCATGAGGTCGAGCTGGATCATACCGCCCCCGTTTTATAAACAGAGACATTCACGCATTCTTCTTGCGCGTATTGACGGCTTGCCGATATGCTCATGACTTGACGATCATCGGCATAAATCACGCGGTTCATTCCATCAAGGATGGCCTTGACGCAGTTGTCCAAGTCCGCGTTTATGGGGAATATCCGCTGCAACAACGCCGTTGCACGTTTCTTCTTGGTGAACGATTTTGGAATGGCGCAGTTGATGTGGATAATGACTTCGACAAACCCCGTATAGGGCTGTCCGCGCATTGATAATCCAGCCGTCTGCTTTACCAGTTTCTCATATGCCCGCGTTTCAGGCGGCGTGATAAACCCGCGCCCGAACGTGCGTTGCTTCGGCTGGCAATAGCCGTGGACTGTAAATCTGCATAGGAGGTCAGCGGGGAGCATGTCTTCGCCCTTTGGCCTTAGCTTTCGCTTTTGGCTTTGGGGCGATATGCGCCTGTTGTTCTGAAAACAGTTTCTCTAAAAGTTTATATTGTTCTTCTAATGCGCGGTTTTTAACGAATAATTGTCTGATAAGCTGGTCGTGGCGGGTGATGTCTTCGTCAAGTTTCGGGAGTTCGTATTTCGTAATTTCCCAATTTTTCTGATAGAGAGTTTCAATTAAACTTTTGTGCGAAACGAGACTTTTCTTTGTTTCTTCGACAAAATCCAAAGCAGACTTAAAACCTTCTGCCAATGAAGAATCCACAAATTCGCCTTGAGCGCTTTGTCTCCGTGAAAGCGGCAATCCCAAAATCCATTTTGCAATGAAGCGTTTCATTCATCGTCTCCAAGCTCTATCCACACAACAATTTCAAATACGGCGAATATAATCGCAGCGCCCGCACCAATGAAAATGTCGAAGCACCCCACTTGATCCCATCCGCAGAATACACCCACGGCCATTTCTATTACCGCACATAACATCGCAAAAACGAACCATCCGCGTTGCTTTTTCGTTTGCAGATACTTCATGACTGAAACACCTTCTCAACCGCCGCTGTCATCGCCGTATGTCCCGTGCGCAGACCGGCAATCAATGTCCGATGTTTGTAAAGTTCCGCGTTAGCTTCCCTTAAAGCATCGCGCAGGGTGAAGTTCTCGATTAACAGCCGGTCATATTCGCGACGATGGACAAAGGGGAGTTTCATAACGCCTCCCTTGCAGAAACATCATCTGTCTTTGCGTTTTCTTTACACGCACGGCAAATAAAAGGACGCAGCAATACCCATATCAATGCGATGATGTAGATGCCGATGCTGGCGATGCCGAGATAATGGGTCATGACACCATCTCATCTGAGAACGGAAAATCATTGAACGTGCGCGGATGATTTTCGTCGGCAAGCAAAAGGTATCCAGCGCAAATAGAAGGCTCGTCGCCCTTCTTGTGTTCGTGGCACATAAACCTAGTTTTGCTTTCCATCGCGCATTTCATGGCGTCCCAAACAGTCGGTTCACACCCGTTCGGAGCCGTCCATTCACGAAAGGCACACGTTCCACATCTTTGCGGGACAGCCAATCCCGTGCCGATATATTGTTTTAATTTTTCTTCGCAGAATCTGGCGAGATGTTTGCCAAACGATCGGCCTAGATCAGTCGGCTTGTTGCGTACCAATGTCATCCCCGCACCTCGTCACCGCAGATGGTCATTGGCGCACCCTTTTTTCTTTTGGGAAAAAATCAAGCACGTCTACCGAAATACCGCGCTTCTTGCCTTCGCGGAGAATTTTGGCGTAATGGCGGGATGGGATTTCCCCATCAGTTCCGCCACGTGATTTTGGATAAGTCCAACGATAAACGCGGCTTACATTGACTTCCAAGATGGTTGCCAATGCTTGAATGCCGCCGAATTTATCAATAATATTTTGCGATACGTTTGACATGGCGACCAGATTGCGCTAAACGCAAGCATATTGCAACAAGAAAATTGCGTTCTTCTAAATTTACATTTTTCAATCTTATTTTATTATTTTGGACATGAATCATATCAAATGGATACGGGACAGTCTTAATCGGCAACGTCCGCAAAAAAAATCAGGCCGGTCTTGCGAAGGCATTGGGACGCGACCCGTCAACCATTACAAGGATATTGGCTGGCGATAGACCCCTAAAGATAAATGAGGTCGATAGGGTGTCGGAATACTTGGGCGAGAACCCGCCGGATTTGAAGTCTTCAGAAACTTCGGCATCCCGTCATTATGCCAGAGAATCGGCGCAATGGGAATTAGAGCCATTTGATGATTTGGCTGTCTCCCTTGTTATGAGAGAAGCCCCGCATGAGATAAAGGCCAATTCAGTTGAACGGATCGATATAATTACAAACGGGATGAGAGCAATGATTTCCACGGCGGCTAAGGCCGGGCAGCCATTAACGCCGGACGAATCTGTTAAATTTGCCGTTGGATTAGTAAAAGCCGCCAAAAAGTGAAACATAGGAGAGCAAAATGAGGATATGGATTATATTAGGCATCGGCGTTTTAGCAATTGGATATGCCGTCTATAAGACGATAAAAGCCAAGAAAGAAGTCGATGTTTTTCTGGCTAATGAAAAGGCAGCAAAAGAGAAAAAGCAAAAACCAGCCCTCTAATTATTTGATTTTATTGGCTATTAAAAATAATTGCGTTTTCTGCAATTTAGTTCTTGCAATTCTTTTGCGTTTACCGCAATATCTCCCCACACCCAACGGGGAGATACGAAATGCAAAAGCCATACATCACATTCGCCAATCCCGAAACCGGCAAGCCGCTGACGGCAGCCGAAGCTGACGCCGCAATCCTCAATCAGGAAAAATTGATTGACGAGCGCAGCGCGGGACAGTTGTTCACCAGTTATTACATCCAACGCGCCTCCACGACGGAGCGGCAAGATGACATTCGCCGCTTGATGTACCTGAAAACCTACCGCGACTACATGCGCGGCGTGGAGTTCGAGGCGTCCGCTAAAAACCTCCACGACGTTTCCGAAGCCCTGAATGAGCAGGGGATGCAGCTTGCGACAAACCTGAAATCATTCGAGGCGACGATGAGCGCGGCGAACGCGGAACTTATGGCGGCGGAGTAGTCATGACCGAAACCACCGAAGAACTCTTGATGCGACTGCAACGCAATTTACCGAAAGGGAAGTAAGATGAAGTTTGAGATCAAATCACGCTGGTCAATGAAGACCATTTTTGAATGCGAACTTGATGTTAAGTTCGACAATTCGCCAGAAAAAATTCGACTTGGCGAAGCAGTAAAAAATGCCGTCCTGAGCGGTGCCGACCTGAGCGGTGCCGTCCTGCGCGGTGCCGACCTGCGCGGTGCCGTCCTGCGCGGTGCCGTCCTGCGCGGTGCCGTCCTGCGCGAAAATTTGGAAGGGGTTCCTTTCATCAAGGACATCCACCAGACCGTTTATAACGCATGCACCGTGTCACCTGATGCTTTGGATATGGTGGGTTGGCATAAATGCGAAACCACGCATTGCCGTGCCGGTTGGGTTGTGACTTTGGCTGGCGAAGGCGGAAAAGCTTTGAAATTTGCGATGGGAACTCCTGCCGCAGCCGCGATTATTTATCTCAAGAGC